AGATATATCATATAGTTCCATATACCCTAAATTAGGCGAGACCAATTGGTACGTGATTGATGATCAAAATAATGTTAAAAGATTAGCTTTTGATTATTATATTGGATACGGACTCTCTCAGAGTATACTAGGAAATCCAAATCCATATGGAAAAAGAATCGATGTAGCCTTAGGAGCTGGATTAACCTTTTCGGGACCATATGCAGGAGCATCCATAATTGTTTATGGAATAACACCTTCGATGCTCTCCATATCTAATTCTTATAGTGCGGGATATGTACTTTCTCTATCTGATACACTTGATAAATTTTCATGGGTGAGTGGAGGAGGTGCAACCAAAGGCTCCGTTACACCTATAGCCATTTCCAAAGCGCAACTACCTCAAAACGGGGCGCAATCAACGGATAGCGGTGCGCCTAATTACTACCCACCTTCTGGCTCTACATCTGACCCGACTACGGAGATTGCGGATATTGTGGGGCAGGAATATCGCCTCACAGATGTAACCATTGGCGTATCAACCGTTACTATTAAACAAGTATATTGGCACGAAGATGATAGTTGGGCCTTCAATTTACCTGCTTACTTGGCTGACCAATACCTAGGTTACATCGACCACATTGGCGTTTACAATTCGGATGACAACAAATACAAAAGTATAAAAGACTCGGTTAAGGAAGTTCAAGGCGCATCAGACTATTTACTGGGTGATGATACTCTTTCTTATAATGCGAATGGAATACCTTTTTCCATTTTAAGATTTTTATTTAAAAACACGGACGCTTCTGATCATAACATTTACGTTCCTGGTGGCCTAGCCGTTTATGATTCTGGCACTCCATACTTTATTGGTAACGAGGTAAACGATGGCGGCTCCCCTGTTAAATTCTATCGCTCAGTCGCTAATAGCGAAAGTGCGTCTTTAACAGATCCTACCTACTGGCAAGAATACCTAATCACCACAGAAGGCTTTACGGGCTTGTCCGTTCCTATTGCTGCTGGTCAGACTAAAGTTTTATCTGTTCTAAAACAATCTGGTAGTGGCGCGTATGGAGATGGATATGTGGTTATTGATGAAACGGCGAGTAGTGGTGGGGGCGGTACGCAAGGCCCACAAGGGCCGCAGGGGCCTTCTGGTGCCTCTGGCAGGCCTATCACACTATCTGCCCTAAAAGCCCTAAGGGATGGCTCAGGCTACGACATAGGTTGGTATCAGGTTACGGATGCCTTGCCAGTCGATAACGGTGGCACGATAACCTACAACCCTGTATTGCTGTATGCGGACAGTGCCACTACCTACAAATCAGCTAGACGGCTTACAGATGACGTGCCAGGCACCTACGGCCTAAATGACGGGGCCGGTGGCGTAGATACGTTTGTTGCTACAGATGGAGGTGGCTCACAGACACTCCAATTAGTTACAGATAAGGGCAATGAGACTACAAATGATATTATAGTTACCGAGCCACCCACAGAGGCTGGGTTGTCTAATAATACAACAGTTAGTCCTGGGGCTGTTGTTATATCTAAACTTAGCGAAAATCAATCTTCTAGAATTGGTGTAGGGATTTCTTTAGAAAATGTTTCTGATAGTAGTGGTATTATATCATACACTCAAACTCTTCAACACAAAAATGGAGTAATTCCAGCAACAGGAGGTATATATTCTGCTCTCACATCTCCAATAGCTATTACCAAAGAGCAACTGCCACAATATGGTGCTCAATCAACAGATAGTGGAGCGCCTAATTACTACCCACCTTCTGGCTCTACATCTGACCCAACTACGGAGATTGCGGATATTGTGGGGCAGCAATACAGTCTTGAAGATGTGGATATTGCTGACACCAACGGCAATATTTTAGGAGTATCGCCAAAGTTAGTGCTTACTCAACAATATAGCCCGTATGGGGAATACGCTGCGGGGCTAGAAGCCGTTTTGCCTAATGACGAAGCATCTATCAACAACATTGGAATTTATGTACCAAGTGGGCCTTATTTTATTGCTAATATTTTATATGCCAAAAATGAAAATACCACTAGGTCTAGATATGCAAGCAATAATGGAGATTTTGATTTAACCTTTTTTATTCAGATAGACAATCAGCAATTCCTGAATATAAATAGATATATATATACGCTTAAAAACACCGATGCCTCTCCCCACAACATCTACGTGCTTGGGGCATTTGTGGCATGGGATGATACTACCACATACGCGCTTGGGGCCGAAGTTAATAATGGAGCAGGCCAATACTACAGGTCATTGGTGGCCGATAACCTAGACAATGCGCTATCTGATACTGATTTTTGGGAGGAATTCTTTATTACAATCCAAGGATTTACAGGCGCAACAATACCTATTGCGGCAGGTGCTACAAAGGTTATATCTGTGCTTAAATCGGGTACGGGGTATGTGGTTATTGATGAAACGGCTAGTAGCGGCAGTGGCGGCGCATTTATCCCCCTTACTGGCACGGCTGCTGAAAGCCCTGTAACGGGTGATATTGAAAGTACGGCAGGAGCTGCTTTTGGGGGTGGGGAATTAAGCTATAAACCAGCTGCTGGTCTTGAAAAAATATTTTCTGTTACTGCTAGCCCAACAACAGGTAGCGGTGTGGCAAAAATTCAATTTACAGATGGCAATGGCTCTGGTTTTACCATAGATGACAATACCAGAATTATTCAATTTAACATAGTAAAATTTAATGGCGGAACGGCTCTTGTAGTTACCGACCCAAAAGACCTTGTTAATAAAGAATATGTGGATGACGCATTAGTTCCTATCAATGATTTTGCGGCAGCAGTGGAAGCCCAAGTTAGCGGCATTACCATTTTTGAAACAATGGGGCAAAGTTCTACCACTATTGGGGCTTTAGCAAATGGAGCAACAACAGATGTTAACGTTCCCCTTGGCACCACCTTAACCGAAGGACCTGGGTCTTATTCATATACTTTTTGGGCTAACGCGGCAATTCCTTTAACAGGCGTAACACTTACAAAAGTTGCCCAAACGACCGGCACTGTAACTATTAGGCTAACTAATAGCTCTGGTGGTATTTTAACCCTTGGTTTAACAAACGTGTACGCACGTGCAAGCAGGGTTATGATACCTTAATTTCTAACCAAACCTTTTTTACGAAGACACCGACAACACAGCGCGATGTAACGCTTGAAACTGTTTAATTTCTTTTTAATTTCTTTTTTTTCAAACCTTTTTTATGAAACGTTTTTTGTTTTGTTTTGGCCTGATTATGGCCTTGTCTGGGGCGAGCTTTGGGCAGCCCCTGAAATTGGTAACGCCGGTGGAGCTGACGATAGTGCGGCAGCGGATTACGGCGAACAGCCCGTATGTGAATGTGGGTGATGTGTGCGCGAACAGCCCCGGTGATTGGGCGGATATCCAGACGATGCGGGATGCTTTTGTGGCTGATCCGTTTAAGGCTGGAGACACGGATGCCGCTGACTTGAACTTGTGGACGCCAAGGGCTAACTACGCGCCGGACGTCAATAGCTATTACCCGCAAAAGCAGCTGGAAAGGGCGCAGGCGGCGGCTCAGTATTATGCGCTGTATCCGAGTGAGCCCTATGCTAAGGCTTGTGGCCAGCTTGTGAAAGAGCTACTGCTGAAGCAGGTGGCTGTGGGTGGCTGGAGCTCTGGGAGTAATTGGCCGCTTACGACGAGCTATTATGGCGGGAGCCAAGAGAGCGGCTGGTTGGTGCGGTTTTGCTACTGCCGAGAATACATAAAGCCTTTGTTGAGTGCTAGTGAGCTCAGCAAGATTGATGCTTGGCTGGATGGCTGGGGCACGTATTTATACGCGCGGCAGCTGGGCAAGTATGTGAACTATTTGCCGAACTGGGCGACTGGTGATTTGAGCTACCGGCGCAGCTATGCAAGTGCTGCCGGTGAGACGAGCAACCCGGTGGCCGATCGGATTTATGCGAAGGCTGACCAGCCGTATATGACGGTGGATGACAGTGCGGGCTATTATGTGCTGCGGCATGTGGGGAGCACGAAGATTAGTATAATGGGTAAGTTTATGGACAACCCGGACGACATGAAGGCGGATGCCGTATTTACGATTGGGGTTGTGCGCGGGAATGGGACTTGGCTGCGGCATGCGGATACTTATTTTAAGGCTAAGCTTATCTTTTGGCTGTGGCCAGATGGGACGAATGCGGAGTGGCACCGGAATGGGCGGCAGCTTTATGCAGGCGCCGCTTTTAACCCTGGCTTTGGGGCGCACAATTATGGCAACATGGGCTTGCAGGTGCTGACGCACCAGGCCGATGTGAGGGCCAAGAATGGCGACTACGGCTGCTATACGTACTCGACGACGGATGGTGTGCATGGAAGCCAATGTGGCAGTGGCCAGCCTGCTAAGAGTCTGCTGACGCTGTGCCTGCGGGTGGCCAACAATGTGAATGGGACGGACTTGAAGTACTGGCGCAGCACGAGTGACAGCCGCAATGTGATAGACCATAAAAGCCGGTACAACCTGAAGACTATTAATGGCCAGAACTGGCCGTATGAGAGCGTGAGTGATTATTTGTTGGCTTCGGCTAACCGATACTACAACAATGCGACGCTGCGGCAAGCTTACTTGCGCACAGGGCAAGGATATGGGCTGAACCGCGCGACGGCGGGGATTGCGCCTTACAATTGGGGCGGAGCTTATAGTGCTTTAATCGGCTTTAATCTCCGGTATGGGCAGACGGAGAACTTGATATACGGTAGATAAATTTCTGTGGTTTTAGAGCATTTGGAAAGCCTTTGCGCAGTGCGTGAGGGCTTTTTTATTGTTCTTGACTGGTGAATGATTTTTGCCTATCTTGCTTGTAAACCTAAACCTGTAACACGATGAAGACTCCGATTAGCTATTATGGCGGCAAGCAACGCATGCTCAGACACTTACTTCCCTTGGTGCCTGAGCATCGTATTTATACAGAGGCCTTTTGTGGCGGAGCTGCTCTTTATTGGGCGAAGGAGCCTGCTGAGGTGGAGATTTTGAACGACCGGAACGGTGAAGTGGTGAACTTTTACAGGGTTTTAAAGAGCGATTATCAGGGCCTTAAAGAGATGATTGAGGCAACGCCGCACAGCCGAAGTGTGTATGAGGATGCGCGAGTGATGTATGAAAGGCCGCATTTGTTTGATGAGCTGGAAAGAGCCTGGGCTTTTTGGGTGCAGACGAGTCAGGCTTTTGGTGCTCAACCTACAAGCGGTTGGGCTTACGATAGCGTTGGAACGACAAGCAAGAAGCTGGATAATGCGAGGTTGAGGTTTGGGCCTGAGCTGATGCAGAGGCTTGCCAGAACGCAGCTAGAGTGCAATGATGCGCTGAAAGTGATAGCTAGCAGAGATGCGATTGATGCTTGGCATTATGTTGATCCGCCTTATTTCAACTCTGATTGTGGGCATTACAAGGGCTATTCGGGGCAGGATTTTGAGGCTTTGCTAAAGCTGCTGGCCAGCGTGAATGGCAAGTTTTTGTTGAGCTCTTATCCAAGTGAGCTGCTGGAAAAGTATACGAATGAGTTTGGTTGGAATCAAAAACTTGTTCAGCAAAATGTGGCTGTGAGCCAAAGGAAAACGCCGAAGTTGAAGGTGGAATGTTTGACGTTTAACTATTAGAATAGGCATGCAAAAGCCCTCTGTTTAGGAGGGCTTTAAATTGTATTTAATGGAGTTTTAAAGATTGGTTATATTTGAGGATATTTTGCCAAATATGTACATTTGGTTTTAAAGAAATTGTACATTTGGTTTTGGCTGAGATAAATCATGAACACCCCCACCACACAACGCGACAAATGGTACGGTAAATTATTTACCAAATACGCCGCCAACGCCGCCATTTTCCTTGTGTTATGTGTGATAGCGATTTGCGTTCTTGCTATTGACAGATTTAAGACAGGCGAGCCTATTAGCCAAGAAACGGCTAAATGGGGTTTAATCATTTTTTTGATTCTAACGACAATCGCCTCCATAATTTGGACAGATATCGAAAGTGGCAATGATACAAAATGATTTTTCCAAACTCAAAAAAAAATCCCCAACTAAAAAATAGTTGGGGATTATGAAAATAATCAAAAATTTTTGATTCTACGACTCTTGGAAAGATTCTTCGAGAACATCTTCGTTGGACAAATCAAATGGATTTGCATCATCAACATTTGAATCAATATCTTGATTGGTTGATTGAGAAGATGTGTAGATTCGAGTCGATGTCTTAGCCCACTCATCATTCAAAGCTTCCATATCTGAATTCATTTTATCCAGATCTTTTTTAGAATGAGAATCCTTGAGGTTGTTCAAAAGTTCACCTAGACTTGTTTTTTCATCTTCGGTTATTTTATCCCCGAATTCTTTTATTTGCTTCTCTGTTTGAAAAATTAACGTATCGGCCTCGTTAAGTTTAACAATTTTTTCTTTTTCTAATTTATCAGATTCAGCAAAATCCTTAGCTTCTCTTTTCATTCTTTCCACTTCATCATTGGACAATTTAGTACCACCTTCAATTCGTATGCTGTTTTGTTTACCAGTAGATTTGTCTTTTGCTGAAACAGATAAGATACCGTTTGCGTCGATATCAAGAGTTACTTCAATTTGTGGGATTCCTCGCGGGGCCGGAAGTATTCCATCCAAATGGAACTTACCCAAAGACTTATTGTCCTTAGATAGAGATCTTTCCCCCTGGAGGACATGGATCTCGACAGATGGTTGGTTATCGGAGGCAGTAGAGAAAGTCTCTGATTTCTTAGTAGGTATTGTTGTATTGGACTCGATTAGAGTCGTCATAATACCACCCATAGTTTCAATTCCAAGAGATATTGGGTTCACATCCAAAAGAAGTATATCTGAATTTAACCCAGACATAACACCACCTTGTATAGTGGCTCCTGTAGAAACGCACGTATCGGGGTTGAGTGATTTAGATGGTTTCTTACCAAAAAGTTTTTCAAGTTTTTCTTGAACAAGTGGTATTCTAGAAGATCCCCCAACTAGGAGAACTACATCAATATCTTCTTTTCTCAATTTTGATTTCTTCAAAGCTGATATAGATTTCTCTATAGTCTTCTCCACTATATCTTCAGCTATTTGCTCAAATTTAGATTTACTTATGGATACAACAAGGTGTTTTGGTACATTATCTACCGATGTTATGTAGGGCAAATTAACATCAGTGGATTGACTAGACGAAAGCTCTATTTTAGCTTTTTCGGCGGCCTCGAATAGTCTCTGTAGAGCCATTGGATCTTTTCTCAAATCTACAGATTCACTCTTTTGGAATTCATCCGATATGTAATTGACCAATTTCTCATCTATAAGTGATCCACCCAAATCCAGGTCTCCATCAGTGGATAGAATCTCAAAAACACCATCTGCCACATCAACAATAGATAAGTCCATTGTTTGCCCACCAAAGTCATAGACAGCATATTTTTTATTTGACTTTGAGTCGACGTTCAATATGGCCGCAGTAGGCTCGGCTATAATCCTCTCAACTTCCAATCCAGCGATCTCACCCGCAATTTTAGTTGCTTCTCTTTCTTCTGAGTTGAAGTGAGCAGGGACAGTTATTATAGCCTTTTTTACCTCATGTCCAAGATAATCCTCTGCTGATTTTTTCATTTTTTGAATGATCATTGCCGATATTTCTTCGGGAGAATATTTTTTAGAATCTATATCAATAGCCGCTCTTCCATCGGAATTAACTATGCTATAAGGTCTTTTTAAGTTCTTGACCTGATCATAGGTCTTACCCATCAATCTTTTAATATTGAAAATTGTATTCTTCGGATTGGTAGCAGCTTGCCTTTTAGCAGCATCACCAACTTTTATACCATCTTTAGTGAAGGCCACATAAGAAGGTGTGGTCAGTCCACCTTCTGAGTTTGGTATTACTTTTAGTTCATTTGCCTCATATACAGAGACTGCAGAGTTATAACTCCCAAGATCGATTCCTATTATTTTGTTGTTCATAAAATTCTTTTTCTTTTATAGAAAGAATAACAAACAAAGTGCCAATTTATTTTTATTAAAAAATAATGACAGTTTGTCATGGAGATTTAAATCAAATTAGAATTCAAAGTTCTCAGGGGACTCCTCTGGTTGTTCAGAAGAGCTCTCTTCGGGTTCGGGAGCTGGGGACTCCTCTGGGGGAGTTGATTGGAGATCTATATTTGCGGGATGTTCTGATTGAGACTCTGATCCATAATCGTCCGAAGAAGTGACTGCCTCACTGGATGATTGCTTGACCCAATAGGCTTTATTCTCCTCTCTTTCCTCGGGAGTTAATTTGAGTATCTTATCGATTAAATAGTCTATATGGAAATATGGTTTATTTTCGGCAGATTGTATGCCCAGTAACGTGTTTACTATATTAGCCCTTTTTTCTAAGTTCGAAAGTTTTTTCCATTCCTCAAAAAGTTGATTGGATACAAAATTTACATCTACTTGATTTAGAAATATTTCATCACTTCTCAATTCTGGAAACTCCATACACATCTGAAGCCTGAGAGGTTTTATGATTATTTCCTTATAATTGGCTCTTAATCTATTGATAAAATTATTGAACTTAACTTCATCTCTGGTCATAGATGAGGCATCGTCGTATACAGTACCCCCACCACTTTCTCTTTCGAATCTCTGGAAAGGAATCTTGGATGCCCTCTTAAGAACATTAAAAAACCAAGTCAACATATCATCCTCGTTGAGATTGTGTCCCTGTGGAGATTTTAGCTCCATTGATGGGGTTCCGGCATCACCATCAGGAAACCATAATTGCTTATTATATGGGATATGTTTTTTCCCATTTATGGTCACGGTTCCAATACTATCATCCCATTCTACTTCCTCTGAATAATCAGAAATTAACTGAGCGATTTGTTCTTCTGCTCTCTGTCTGGGAAGTCCTTTGATGGGAACTGTAAACATTTGGTAAAGAGAAGCATTTACTATGTTAAACATTATCCTAGTTTGTTCTAGAATCTTTAATTGGTTATACGGTTTTATCAATCCCTCCACATAGGAAGTTTCGGTGAATTCATTTTGTGTCGAATAAGATATGAATACTATTTGCGAATCTAAGAAAATGCGCCTCAATCTTGGGTCCTCGGGAAATTGAATCCAGATAGTTCCAATCGAAGGTTCATAAGCCGGAACCAAAGTCTCGGGTCTTAGTCTATTGAAACCTACAATATTTTTCTTTTTATCATCCCATACAATCTCAATAGAGACATACCCATCAATTAGATAGTCCTTCATCATGTTCCACGCATAAATATTGTCATTGAATCCAAATCTATTATAAATTATCTCAAAATATTCCTGATATTTATCTTGAATATCCTGTGAATAATCTGTTGATAGGGATTTTGGTGAGCAAAAATCTTTATCATCCCCATATATGATGGCCTCGTCGGCAACGGTCGATACAAAATCGCGTATTTCATCTTTTATGGAATATTCTCTAAGTATTCTTCTTTTATCTGCATAAGATCTATCTAAATAAGGTATAGACTTTTTATTTAAGACAGCGGCCACTGCCTTTTGAGAAAAAAAATCATACATGGAATTATTTTTTTGAGAGTAAGGGTCTTCGTTTATACCGACCCCAATTGTATTTCTCAAAACCATGTCATCATATCTCATTCCATAATTTGTCAAATTTCTCAATAACCTACTAAATAGTCCCGTATTCTCTATGTTTGATGAGATTGCTAGTTGTGAATCTTGTGTATTTCTATTGTATGAGGCCATCTAATGAATTTTAAATCTAGGTAATGAAATCTCTTTGGTATGATACCCAGAGTCCGAATACACCAACTTTGTAAACGAATGATCTAAGTAGAATATATATATATCATATCACTAAGTTTCTTTAGGTTTAGAATATACCATGGAAAGAAACGTCAAAATAATGAATTAAAAATTACTCCAGAGGGACCTGTCTCATACATGACTACCTTTTGGGAGTATAATCATCCATATTTTTTTAAACTATTCTGTATTCTTGTTATGTGCCCTTTTAGGGAATTATAATTATCATCTATACCTTCCTTCAAATCATAAAAATCACTTATTAGAGATTTGGAAATTTGATTATCCCTCTTTTCCTGATTCTTTAGTTTAGAAGACCATATCGAATAAAGTTTTAATGGATCATATTTATTTACGGGGTATCCAGAGTAAATAAATCTAGGGAGAACATTCATACTTATTATGTAACAGAGCTTCATTTGGGATAGGTTGTATTCACATATAGAATACTCAAATCCGGCTCTTTTTAAGACACTATAAACATCATTAAAATTGACATCGAGAGGTAAATTTTTTTCGAAGTTTATTTCTGAAAAAAATTTATCAAAAACAATAGTTCGTATCTCAAGTGGAATAAAGTTAAAATTTACTGCTCTTAGGATAATTAAATTTCGAAATTTTTTAAAATCAATCAGAAAAACAAATGAATATTTCATCCAATTTGAATCATCTAAATAATTGAAGAAATAAAATCTACCAGGTTGTATGGAACTAAAGGGTATTTGACTAACTTCATCATCAGAATTTTTCAATTTTTCATAAATGTAAACTGAATTATTCTTGTATATTGTAGGTATGTCGTTACCAAATTTTAAATTAACTTCATCGATTTTATCTAATAGAATTCCCATGGAAGTTAATGAGCTGATGATACATGAGTTACACATTATCTAAAGATTAATGTGTTTTGGGTTTCATAGAGTATAATTTACTCTCCGCCTTTGTAATGGCAAGTTCCTTACCATATATTTTAAAACCTTCTTTAAGAATGTTTTAAAATATAATCTATATATTGATTTTTTAAACTCTCTTTTTAAAAAATCAATATATAGAAATGAACTACACTTTTTGTGTAATTTTTAGCTCTCGTCCGTGACATGTATATCATATTGCTAATTTTTTCTAGTCGTGGATTAATATATCAGTTCTTCATTACCTACATACCATATGTTAAATAACGCTCCAAATAAACCATCTAAATATAATCAAGGCCTTTATGTACCGGTAAATAAAAATAAAGTTATTGAACTCAATAACCAAGGTGGTTTATATTACAGATCCGGACTGGAAAAGAAAATGATGATATATTTGGACATGAATGAGAATATAATTCTATGGGGGTCGGAAAATATTAAAATACCCTATTCAAAAACAGAATGGGAAAATGGCACATCATCATTGAAAAAGTCAAACCATAATTACTTTCCAGATTTCTATTATGAGATCAAGAAACCAGATGGTACTATTTCAAAAGTAGTCGCTGAAGTTAAGCCTAGTTCAGAGACAACCGAACCCATTCTTAAAGAGAGAGCAACTTCGAAACAATTAGTAAATTTTGAATATGCTCTAAAAATGTATAATAAAAATTTAAGTAAATGGAAAGCTATGATAGAATATTGTCAAAGAAAGGGATTTCAATTCATCATAATAACTGAAAAACAACTAGGAAAATAATTCAAATTCTTCTTCGGGTGGTATTTGATTGGTGACCAAGCAATGGGGTGTGAATCTAAACTTTTCGAGACTTCGGGATAATCAACCAAGTTGTATGGATTTTTGTTCCATTACTGAAAACATCATGGGTATATCCATTTCTGCTGACCACATCCCCAAGCTCTTAGAAATCCCCTTTCTTTCATTATCTCAACTTCGGATTTTTTTGGATCGAAACCTTCTTTAACTAATTTGGATTTGTTGTAGTTAAATCTATGCCTTCTACGACCATCAACGATCCAAAAATAATTTGGACTCGAGAGATTTGATTTTCTAAACCCTAATTTTTCATACATGCCACCATCGAACAAAGATATGTCCGAGTAGGAAATTATTTGATCGACGACATTTTGATTTAAAAAATTTTTAAAAAGTTTCGATGCAGATCCTATTATGCGATGGTTAATTTTGTTACAGAATCGGATTAATTCGAACTCTCTTTTACCATTTGTGTATCGAAACCCAAATGTCATTAAACTCACTAAATCATGGACATGGAAAAGCCCCAATTTAATTTGAGAATTACAAAATCCTTGTATGTGGTTTTGGTCTAGAAAAATTCTACAGGTTTTTGGATCCACTTGACCAACATGGCATTTTCTAGCAAATATTCGATTTTGATCCATGTTCAATTTGTTTAAAATTATTGATTTAATTATTTCTTGTTTTGTTTTCCAATCATCTTCCCAAACATGAATGAGATCGATTCCTTCTTTTTGACAATCGAGAGTTTTCGACAAATGATATTTGCTGTCTTTGTATTTCTCGCTATGCCAATATATTCCGTTAATCTCGATGGCCAATTTGTGGTCGGGAATGTAAATATCTAATTCTTTCCCATTTAGAATGTTTCGATCTCCGGATAGAAAAAAAATTCCTTTCGAATCTAGAAAATTACACATTTCAATTTCAATCGAAGATTTTGTGGAACTTACGGGCAAACATTGAGTGCAAATACAGACATCTATGTTTAGGCGACTATAGATCAAATCTTTATCTGCGGTAAATTTTTTCCCACACTCTTTGTGGAAGATTAAAAAAACAAAATTCGAATAAGACAAAATTTCATATCTTTCCCCAATTAAATCGCCATATCTAATTTTAGTTTTACTTTCTTTTTTAGATTTAGATTCATTTTTGTGGAGTTCAGTTTGTGAAAAGAATTGGGACCCATATCTATCCATGTTCGTTTCCTTGATTCTTTTTTTGTAGTCATCGGTCTTGGAATATGAATCAGCCCCGTATTTTTCTTGATTGGTCTTTTTTACCTGAATTTTGTATTGGTCGGTCTTTGAATAGGAGTCGGACCCATATTTTTGTTGATTTGTCTGCTTGGATTTTGATACGACTTCATCTGATTGAGTTGGATATGGAAATCCTAAATTTTCAATATTGGTTTTTTTTATTTTTTCCTTGAATTCCTCATATTCGAAGGGATTTCCCACTCCGTATTTAGACAAAATTGTTTTTTTAAACTTATCTTTAAATTCAGTTGTTTTTGAGTAATGATCAGATCCATATTTTTCCACCAAAGATTTTTTTAAATTTTCCTTAACTTGGTTAGATTTCATTGGATTATCAAAACCATATTTCTCTAAAGATGTTTTTTTAAATTTTATTTTTTTGCATTTTTTGCAAAAATACTCATCAATCAATCCATTTGTGTATGTGTAATAATCTTTAAATGTGTTCAAGCATTCATTGTGGCAATGATCACATATCGATGTTATTTTAACTGAACAGGAAGGCATTAAATCTTCCACATTTACTAAGCAAGTCTTTCTGTAGAAAATATCGTAGTTTAGATTCTTGTAGTGATCATAATTCAGTCTATGCCCAGTAATTATAACTTGTTTTTCTTTAATCATATAGAATGAAGTCCCATACCATCATTAGATGATTCGATTGATATGAGTTTTATTTGGTGATCGTTGTCACCCTTCTTCTTATATATCTGATTGAAACCTTTGGCCATACCCCTTTTAAATATTTCCGTGAAATAAGCAAAAGCATTATCACTTTTCTCCTCATTGAAATTGTACCAATTATCGAACATATCAAGAAGTCCTGATTGAAAACAATCCATCCTATCGTCATTATTATAATAACGCATTTTCTTTATAGTCCTTTTTGCTAAAATTTCTAGCATAATCTTAGACTTATTCGTTAATTTCCCCTGAGCTTTAGATACTATTATCTCCGATAATAAATCTTTGTTATTTAAATAAATAATGGCAGTAAGTTTATTTTTTTGAAATTAATCTAAATTTGTATTTTTTTTTAAATACATTGTTTAAAAAAAACACAGAAGTTTAAAAGCTTCTGTGTTTTTAGATGTGGTTTCGAATTTAGTCTCTTAGATCCTATTTACTTCTCTTTCTCTATATTGAAGTTCTTGAATGGCCAAAGATTGACCCTCCAATTGATCTTTCCTTCTTCTCAAATTACCAAGAGCAACTTTGAGTGTATTTGATTCTCCTATCATCTTTATTGAATTCTCAACTTTGTCAATGTTCAGTTGAACATCTTCCAACTTAAGAGTGATTTCTCTTTCTTTATCTTCCAATTTTCTTTTAACGATAACTTCTCTACTCAAATTATTCTCATAGAAATAAGTCAGATCATAATTTAGTTCATTTTTAATCTCATTGATTAGCTCCATAGCTGACTCATATTTATAGAAAGAATTTCCATATCTATCATCACATCTATACAAATAAATTGAGTTTTTATAATTAAAGGCAAACACTTCCAAATGTGGATTCATCAAATTGGTAACTCTTTTCACCACATCCATTTCTACAAACTTATTTAGATTATTGGAACATTCGAGTAGAATCGGATAGAAAGCTCTATTTACGATAGGTATTATGGGAGATGCAAACAAACTCTCTAGAGTTGTTTCTTTGTTCATCTCATCATCGTTTATGAAAATAACACCTTTTCTATTTGTCGATAATCCGATAGATAAGTTTTCAGATATTCTGAAGTTAATTCTCTCATCATTTATAGTTGCCATTTTCATGGCAGATTCGAGATTTCTAAGAGATCTCAATTTCTCTTGATCTTGAACGTGGTTTTCCAAAATAGTTTTTTCTATATTATTTTCTGTCAAAAGGAACCACGAATCTCTAACTAAACATAGATATCCATCTTCTACTTGTTCCACCACAGTGTATACAGATTCGGCTCTACCTCCAGATAAAAGATTTTCTTTTTGCTCGGGAGACTTTATCAAATTGTGAACAAAAAGTTTTATTTCAGGTACCCAATCATATACAGCTAGATCATTTAGGATCTTATCCATTCTATCTTGATCAGAATCCAAGTTTATTATTTGCAAAAGGACGTTGAGAGGTTGTCTCAACATCATTCCGCTGTTTTTTGAGTCAAGTATATTATATAAATGTTTCAATTCATATAATAGTTGATATTCTTCAACATCATCGTTTACAGATTCTAGGAAAGCTTTCACTGACTTATCGAATGTGTATTGATTCAATTGCTCATTGAGAGAACTAATTACCTGTTTTTCGGATAAATTAGTCAATGCATTCATGTGTCCTTCAATGATGGCAGAGATCTGGACCTCTTCGGGGGAAAGATTTTTTCTAAAATTGAATAGCTCTAATTTGAGATTCTTCATCGTTTAAATTTATTTATTTTTTTTAAATTTTTATACCTTTGAGGCAAGTTGTGTGAACTATTTGAGAATCTAAACATTTTTTCATCAATGCCCAAATCTTTTTCATTTTACATCCGAACCAGTTCTCAATCCAGATATTAGTGTTAGGTATTTTTTTAAAACATCCAACTCTAAAGTATATATTAAAATGAAAAAGTAAGTTTTTGATTCATTTTTCATCTGAAAAAAAAAATTAATAA